CAGCCCGATGAGGCACCGCTGCCTGAATGATGGTGCCACAAAAACCAGGCGCATTGCAGCAGGGGGGAGCTTGATGCTGCCCTCCAGAGGTACGATAGGCATAGATCAGGCCCCTTTCTCCGGCTTGACCTCTTCGTAATCGAGTTTCAGGCGACGGCAGCGGTTGGCTGCCTCGGAGCCCTCTTCCATCTCCCAGATCACGCCCGTGCTCTTGGTACGGAATCTGACCGTCTTAGCGGCAGCCACTAGCTCACCACCTTAAGGACTGCCAGCGTGCCCGTCAGGTTCTTTGAGCTGACCTGAAGGTAGCCGGTGGAGTTCATGAACCTGGCAGACTCCAGCGGGCCTATGAACCGGACCTCGTTGCCTCCGTCAGTCCAAGTGGATATAGTGAGATTCCCGATATCCGACCGGAAAGCGGGCGGGTTGTCCCCAGCCATGACATTCAGGTAGTTTGTCGCTTTAACCCCGGTCACGTTTACCATGAGTATGAGGTCGTAGCCGCCAGGCCAGGCATAGAAGTTGACTGACCCGTTGCCAAGCAGGGTATCCCATGAGGCGGGAGCGCTGGCATAGTCGTTCTCGTTATCAAGGCTGACGACCTTAGAGATTGCTGTGTATGTTGCCGATGCCGCTCCAGTGAGCAGCATAAGCATTAGCAGGAATGCAAATATCTTTTTCATCTGTCCACCTCAAGCAGGATTGCAGGTCAGAACGCCGAGCATCTCGGGATAGACGACCTTAGCGCCAAAGACATTCAGACCCTTGACGGCGTCGGCGAACCTCTTTTCAGGCCGGTAGCCCTCGACTTCGGTGATCTGGGATGCGTAAGAGATCGCGTCACCCACGCCGAACATGATCTTGTATTTCGTGCCGGCGGTGTTCGGCACATTGTGAGACTGTAGGACCGTGAACCCGGCGGCCTTTCCAACAATACCATTCCTAAGAGCCTGATCGCTTCCGGACTCGTTGGCCTTCACGAATATGGGCTCCTTGAGCAGCCTGCCATAGAACCAGGGAGGCACAATAACCCATCTGCCCTCAGTCGGAACCTTGCTGTCGGTCAGGGCGACCGCTGCATCCACCAGGAGGTTATAGACGTTGCTGGGGTCGCCGGCGGTGTTGTTGGGTACCTTTGGTACTGCATCTGTGCCTATCAGGTTAGCGGCGGCGGCGTCTGTGTAGAGGCTTGCTATATACTGATCGATAGCATCCCTCATGCCGTACCCCGCCCGGAGCATGGCATTGGCCATTACCTTGGGTTTGGTCTGGGCCTTGTCAATATCATCAACCTGGAAGTTGAAATACTTCTGCTGGTCGATGGTCAGGGTTGTCTGAGCGTCGGTCAGGGTCTCGGGATCGCCGATGTTGGTATTCTTGACATAGTTTCCGACTGTCACGGGTCCGATGCCATTGATTTTGACAGAGGAACCTGCCCCGGAAATTTCGCCTTCATAGTCCCTGTTGACCACGCCCGGCTGTGCATATACGAGGAACTTTTCCAAGTTCCTGGCAATTTCGTTAGCCCATATTGCAGGGATAAAGTTGTTGAGAGTCATTTCAAAACATCCTTAATAATGGGCAATAGATGATGCCCATCACGTTATTTGGCCCGCTTCCATTGCCTTCATGATATCAGCCCTATTGGCATCATATTCTTCCGGCGTCATGGCGCTTAGTTGGGCCTTTGTGAACTTCTTGATACTGTCCTTGACAGGAGGTTTGCCAGATCCGTTTGCGGCGGGCTTACCTTCCGCTTCTGGTGCTTTGCCGATCCATCCGAGAGCCACAAGTTCCTGCACATCTGCAGAGATCTCCTCTTCAGTGGTGCCGGCCACGCGCTTGAGCAGACGGTCCACCTTTTCAGGAGGAGCCCCCGCCCGGAGCAGAGCTTTGGTTTTCATTAGCTCTAGCCTGGTGCCGGTCAGTTCAGTATCCTTGTCTGCAAGGTCTTTGGTCGCCTTCTCCAGCTTCTTTTGGAGCTTTTCCAGCTCTCCAAGATCCTTGCCCTTGAATTCATCGATCTGAGCAGTGAGTTCCTCGATTTGCTTCTGGAACTTCTTTGCAGTCGCTTTCTCTGCTTGAGATGCCCGATCTGAGAACATCTTGTCCAGCTCTTCCTGAGTGAATTCACGTTTCTTTTCCGCTGGTTTTGGTTCCGGCGTCGGAACATTACCGCCTTCAGGCGTAAGAGTGTCAATAGGTTCTGTCATAGTGGTACCACCATCAGTTAGGGCCGATGTCACCCATCCTCCGGTAAGCCCGGAGTGGCTTGTTTATAATTAGAAATTCATACTGTTCTCTTCTCGGAGCCGGCCAGTCGCGGCAGCGATCATGCTTTCCGTCTCGGGGTCGTCTACCATTTCGGCCAGTGCCTCTTTGGGGATGATCTTGCAGATGATCGCGGCCCTCAGGGATGTTGCCCCGTCTATGACGCCCTGCGCCTTCAGGGTGCCGATTGCTTGCGCCTTGGTGAGCCGGATCTGGGCCCTCTCCATCGGGTCATCGGGGATGCCGTCTTGCATATGGACTGTCACATCTTCGGGCTCGTATGCTTGAGAACCTTCGATTCCTAGAGCAGCATCAAGCTTGCTCTTCAGGCTTTGCACCTGGGGAATGGCAACCTTGAGCGCGGTGGCGAATTTTCGCACCTTGGACAGGGTTGGTATTAGCCTGATTCGCAGAGCCGTGCCGCTTTCGGCGTGACCTTCGCCCTGGCCATCCAAGAGCACTGGGGAGAGCTTCAGCTTGATGAGAAGCTGAACCATGAGTTGGTCAATCTCGCGTTCCACTGAGGCTAGGTCAGCCGCCCATGTCAGGTATGAAGATGGCGGATCGCCCTCCTTGGTTATGATCGCATTTTCGGTCTTGAAGACCCTGCGCTGTAATGCGTGGTCGAAGGGCGCGGCTGTCTCCGGCACCACTGGAATGGGCCGATTGAACTTCGCCAGGGTCTCGAATCTGAAAGCAAATGCCATGTCCAGGGCCTCAATTAGGCTGTGGACCGATGGCGTATAATCAGATCGCCCATATCGCCTGTCGCTACTGAGTGTATTGTCGACCCGGACCACTAGCATAGGAGCATTATCGACCTTCCCAAACGGATATTGCTTGCCTTCTTCGTCCACCTGATAGCTGGCGAACGCCGGGAACTCTGATAGAGGGACTTCGGCATTCAGCTTACCATCCTTCAACCAGAAGACCTTGTGTGTGATGCTGCCCGGCTCGTGGATGGTCAGCTTGACATACGACTTTTCGCCTTCCTTGAACTCTGCGAAAAAGACGTAAGCTGTGACCTTCCGGATGTTTCCCGGATCAGTGACCAGGTAGACGGTCTCGGGATTGGCGGCGGTTATGCCGTCCTGGCTGATCTCATAGAGCCCTATACCGTCTCTGGAGACATCAATAAAGACCTCTTCGTCCGGTGATGGGTAGACCTTCGGGGCTTCGATCTCAGGAGCCTCTCCGAGGAGAAGATCCATGTAGTTGGTCGTCGCGGTTTCAGCAAGCCCGATAATGATATATTGCTTCTTGTCATCATGCAGCTTGTCATTGATGTAAGCGTTATACTTCGGAAAAATATCGAGATGTAGCTCTTCGTAGAGCTTGCGATTCTTCTGGTGCTCTGCTATCCGGTCGCGTTCGTCCTGATCAGCCGGAGGCCAGGGCTGACCAACCTTGAAGACGTCTAGGGAGTTTATCATTTATTGGCCTCAATATATTCTTCTGATGCTTTGGCAGATGCAAGAGCGCAATTCTTCAGGATGTCAGCATAGCAGGCTTGATGGCAGTATTTGGAGTTCAGGGTATCCAAACCAGTGATTTGGGCCGATATAGGGGGCTTGAACTCCAGCGAGACCGGGATGGGGATCTGCCGCTCGATTGGCCGGCCACAGAAAATGCAGATCATGAATACCTCAGACAGAGTTGCCATAGATAGCGGACAGCGTCACAGAAATCGTCATTTTGTTTAAGTGGAACTTCTCTTCCTTGCGTTCCGGCCTTTTCGTCCCATAAGTAAGACATCAACTCAGTTATGCCCCGCGTGCAGCCGTTGGCATATAGACAGATCTTATGAGTGAACATCGCGGTGGAGAGGTCTTGTATCTCTTTTGCGACGTCTTTCTTTGTTGCTCCGGATATAGAGAGGTGGGGGTAGTCGCTCCTGAGCTGCTTGATGAGGCTAGAACCGCCGCCACCAGGATCGACCACTATTTCAATTGGCACTATACCGCCATTATACTCCAGGATCTCGCGCTTGAATTCTTCTGAATATGTAGCATTCGTCTTGTTCTTGGTGTAGAACTCTTTCACTATCACCCAGCGACCCAGCGACTGGCTATATCCTGCCAGAACATAGACGGTTGGGTGTTGCTGACCATAATCAGCCGCGACCATCCAGGAGGTTAGGTCTGTTGGCAGCTCCTCAATTACATAGCCGTCTTTGGGCTCTTGTGTCAGGAAGCGATATACCCGGCCTTCTGCAGCCACCCAGAGCCCGAGGATGAACCGGAGGTAATAGACTGTGCCAGGCGGATTCTCCTTGATGAGATCCGCCTTGTACTCTTCTGGCAGTCCCGGGTTATCGTCTAATACGAAATGCCAGAGCTTGAGACGCATCTCGTTGACGCGCTCGATATAATCAGTATTCAGCCAGTGTAACGGATGATCCGGGTTCGTTGTACCGCCAAACCAAGAGCCGGGCCTTGAGAGCCTGGTGAGGAGCATCTTGAAAACGGGTTTGGCCCACGTGGTCACTTCATCGCCATATGCATCTATGAGCGTTGGACCTCGGAACTTCTTCTCCTGACCAACATCGTTGGCTCCTCTGAGCACTACCTTCCGGCCAAAGATGATGCAGTGCCGCCAGCCGGTCGTGTGCCTGATAGCTGCAGGCAGGAGGTCTTTCAGGGGCTCGATGCAATTGAGTTCTAAAGTCTCGGATGTATTCCCCACCATCATTCGTCGGCCCGCCGGACCATTGGCGCACCTGTCAAGCCACTTGATAAGGCTCATTATGGTCTTGGATGATCTGATAGATCCATACCACAGGTTGAGCCTGTCGTTGCTCTCCAGGATGCTCTGGGCCTGTTTGCCCCGAGGGAGAAAGAGATCGCCCTCCTCTATAGAGGGCTCGATGCCCTGAGCAAGCTTCCGGAGGCAGCCAAATATTTGGCCCTGGTCCTTATCTTCCTCTGCCTGGCAGAATACAGGATAAAGTTCATGGTCTTGCGGAATGTCGCCCAACCGGATTGCAGCGATGAAATAATCGAGAAGATCTTTCGGAGAGATTTCAACTTTACCAGATGGGAGAGTCGCGATAACGGCAGGCTCATTGATCATGTCTGCCGTCTTGCGGATAGAATTAAGGAAGGCAGGGACATTCATTGCTGTTTCACTTTGGCCTTAAGTGCATCTAGCTCTTCCAGAGCCTTCTTGAATTCACCCACCTCAAACTCAAACTTCTGAATGTCTAGCTGACTGTTGCGCTTATCGCTCCATCTATCTGGATCGCGGTTGTAGAGCCAGACCTGTTGAGCAGTCACGTTGCCTTTTAGCGCCGAACTGAACATCGCTTGCTCTACCAGTTCGTTGGCATCCGTTTCTGCCTGAGCAACTTCAGCCGCGAACTTCTTGTTATTGTTCATGCACTTATTGAAGGTCGGGCGGCTGATTCCTGCCTTCTTGCATGCCTGCGTACGCCTTACGCCCTTCCGCAAGAGATCGAGGAATATCTCGCGCCTAGCAGCATCGAATTTCTCACGGTGGGGACGGGGTTTCATGAAACATCAACTTGTCTACTTTATAGCGATCCATCCAGCGAAATTCATCCATCGCCAGAAGCAATCTATCTGCTTAAATCCAGCTTTCGCTAACAGTTCCTCATTCCACGAAGCCGTTACAGGAACCAAAACACCCTCTAAAGATGAGCCTTCAAAGACATCCAATTGCCCTTTAGATAGCCCTATCGCATCTAGGATCTCGGATGCTTGGACTTTTCGTATATCCCTAGTATCGAGGATCGTACCCTTGTGATTGGCTCTATACGTGTCC